TGTTATATTGATAACCTTAGTTGGATCTTTATATTGAAGTTGTAATTGATATAGTTCTTTCATTAAGTTGTATTGTCTATTCTTATCATTTTTGTTTCTACTAGCTAAATCAACTGTAAAATCATAATTTAAATTAGAATATTCTTGCTTCATTTCTACTTTTTTGAAATCATCTTGAGTTAATTTGCTTAAATCTTTACTTGTGTCTCTAACATAGATTGGTTCACCACTATAATATCTAGTCATAAACTTAACTAACATTCTTGATAATTTTTCTACAAATATTTCTATTTGCTTTAATGGGTTATTATCTATAATAGTTGCTCTGCTTATAGCTTCTATTGTTCCTGATGATGTAGAACCTGATGTTCCTAAATCACCTTGGTATGCTGCATTTACTCCAGCATATTCTTTTATGTTATTAACAAAGCTTTCCTTTATAGCTACCATTGCTTCATTTATTTCTGCATCATTTAATGTTCTAACTGCTTTTGTAGGATCTCCTGCAACCTCCCAAATAATACCAGGTGCTTGACTTAATTTAGCAAAGTCATCTATATCAATTCCTGATTCACTTGAAACTAGATATGTTGGTATTGCATGGTGCATGGCTATATTATTAATTGCACTTTCTATTAAATTTGCTACTCTTTGTGGTACTACTAATCCTCTTAATAAAGGAATACCATAAGGACTTTGTGGAATTGGATCCCATTGGAATGGAATTATTGGTATCTCATCAAATGGGTACTTATCATTCTTTTCTAATAATTCTCCACCTATAACATAATATATAACAACTTTTGTATATACTCTTTTATCTGTTTTTGGATTTCCTTCTTCATCTACAATAGGTTGTCCTACATCATTCATAGCAATAATATCTTCTGTTTCTTTTTCTTTTCTATAAACTGTACTAAGTTCATATAATTTATCACTACCTGCTTCATAATCTCTTCCTGTATATATTTGACCATTTTCATTTAATGTAGTATTTCCTGATTTTAATTGTTTTTCTTTTAGTTTTGCTATCCAATCTGGTTTATTTCTTTTTATCCAATCTCTACTCTTTCTAGTTTTAACTACCATGTATTCACAATTTTCAATACAATCAGCAGTTGGATCTAGATATACCATACTAGGGTCTAGGAAGTTTGCAGTAATAAGACCTTCTCTTTTTGTGTTTGTACCACCATATATCTTATTTGCATCTGCATTAAGCTCAATATAACCATTATCACAGATAGCTCCAGCTTTTATAGCTTTTTCTACTAGCTTATCCATGTCTAGTCTATACCACTCATTCTTATATGCAACATTCATTTCTTGTATTGCTTCAATATCATAAGGACTTTGTGGTTTTAGTTCTCCATAATAAGTATTAGCAAATAAACTACCTAATCTTATATCTACTGCATTTTTTAAGTGGTTAATATCACTTTTCATCATGAAAGGTGAGTCTTTTTTATTATAAGAAGCTAGATTCCATCCTAATCCTTCATATTGTGCTTCATTACTAATATACTCTTTATCTCTTTGATCTGCTCTATAATCTGTTGCTTCAGATATGAGTTTATTAATTTCTTTTATTGTTTCTTCTTCAAAATTAATATCCATAGTTTAACTCCTTTCTATTTCTCGTTTATTTTAAAGTTCTTTTCTATATATTCCTTTTGTTCATCAGGAACTCCAGCTATAGAAACTTTTTTATGTTCTTTCTTAGTTAGGTTATCATAATCTTCAACAATTTTCTTTATTTTATCAAAATTGTTTAGTAAATATTTTAGCTTCTTAAACATATCTTAACCTCCTATAATCTATATCCACCAGCATGTTTATTTTTGTTCTTTTTATCATAAGTCTGCTGTATGTTATATTCCTCTTTTATTATATCAGTTAATTCCTGAAAAGACAATGGTTGTCTCTCATTTTTTTCATTTTGTTGCTTTTCAAAGAATTTCATATAATTTACATTTGCTAGTCTTTTAGCATCCATGTAATCATAAGGAACATCTTGACATATATATCTTAAACAATCCATTAAGTGGTTGTTTTTATCTATTGGTTTATCACCTAAATTAGTCTTTGCTATTCTTTCTGCCTCATTTGGGTATCTGTATTCACAGCCTTCCCATAAAGTCATCTTTAAACTTCTAAAGAATCTTATTTTTCCTGAAAACATCATGTTCTTTGTTTTTTGTATTCCATCTTCTATTGCATTTACTGCATCTTTAAATATGATTCCATATTCAAGTTGCATTTGTTGTTTATATGTTCTTGCATTTATATTATTTCTCTTATTTGCACTAGGGTCTATTAATGGCATGTGCAGACATCCCTGTGGTATATCTTTTGTCATTTCTTTAAATGCTAGTGCTACTTGAGATATAACTTTATCTCTTTCATAATATTCTCTATAAAAATGTATTATTCCTGTTTCAGGGTCAACTGCTCCTAATAATATTGCTGCAGGGTCATTGATACCTGGATCGTGTGCTATATATCTTTCCCAATTACTTGGTATCTCAAAATCATCTTCTGCATAAGTTAATATATCAGGATATACTGCTCCTTCTGCATATTCAATAATACAATCTATATATAATCGTTGTTGTTGTGGTGTTAATGTGTGCATAACTGATTCAACAAATCCATCAGGTAAGTATATATTATCCCTCGAACTACTTAAAAATGCTGTTAAATCTTTATTTGGATTTACTATTCTATCTTTATACATAGCAACTGTATCAGCTATACTCTTACTACCATATATCTTAGATGCTGTAAATAATAAATCTCTTATGAACCCTTGTGCTGGGTTGGAAATTATTATTCCTAAGAAGTGTGGTACTCCATCTATAATTCCATTTACATTTCTTAATCTTCGTACACATTCTTGGAATAGTGCTGGTTTTATACCTGAAGCTTCTTCTATAAGAAATGCTGTTATATCTAATGAACGAAACTTCTCTTCATCATCACTGGCAAACCCTTCTATGATATGTCCATTAGTCAATGTTATCTTTATTTCTGCTTTAGTATCTGTCCATTTCTCTACAAATTTCCTTGGTAAGTATGTATCAAAAATTGGCATAATTGCACTACTTAACTGCTTTAATGTTTGTGCCATCATTATGGTTTTACCATTTGGTACTGTTAGAGCATGGTTTATAATTTCCATAACTCCTCCTCTTGATTTAGCACTACCCATACCACCTATTAGTAGTTTTAATTTACTCTTACACTTGTGCACATCTAATTGATGAGGTAGGGGTATATAATGTATATAAGCTGCATCACAGGTATCACAATACCCATATTGGTGTCTACTTCTTTTATTTATTATGATTTCTCCTGAACCACAGGCAGGACACTTGAATACTATCTCATTCTTGTCCTCTTTTTTTATCTCCATTAGTACACCTCCTCTACATAATTTATTCCTTCAAGATATTCTAATCGTTCCTCATCTACATAGAATATATCTCCATGATCTTTATGTCCTTCTCTTGTATCTGTATATGAAACTTTAGCTCTTACTAAGAATTTATCAGGTGTATATGTACTTTCTTCTTTACTTAAATATTCTTCCCACTTATCTTCTACTGGTGTATATTTAAAATTGAATTTTTTATGCAACATTTGATTTACTACATCTTCTACATTATCACAACTGAAGTTAAGTGCTATTGAATTACTATCATCTATTCCTAGTTCTTCATCTACTTTAAGTGGTGTTCTTATTACAGGAACTCCTACACTTAAAGCTTCTGTCTTTGATATACCATAAGACTCATAATCACTACCACAGAAGAAGAAATCACTGCCTTTTATATAGTCAACTATATTTAATCTACTCGGTAAGAAAATAACATTAGCACCTAAATAGCTATCAAACTTATTAGTAAATATTAAAATTAAATGTGGTACTTTCTGTCTATTTAGTTCCTTCTCTAGTTCTATTATTCTATTTGCACCCTTCATACTATCCATTCTTTGTGCTGCTGTTATTATTAACATCTTCCTATTAAAATCAGGCAAAATAGGTATATAAGCATATTCACATTCTAATCCTGTTCTTTGTGTAAATGCTTCTGCAGCATCTTTACTTACTGCTACATATTTATTAATCTTACCTCTATATTGCTTTAAAGTTTCCCATAATTCAGGTTGCTTCATAAAATTTGCATGTATGATACCTATATGTTCTTTAGCATTTACTTTATCAATAATTGCTGGTTTATAATTCCAAAATGCTTTATCACACTCTATAATTTCACCTTTATGTTGTTTTACTCTAACTAATTTTCTTAATCTTCTTATTTGTGCTTTTGAACTATTTGGATCACTATAATAAATAGTCATATCATATTTACCATATTTTTTAGCCATATAATAAAAGAAGGTTTCACAACCACCAATATCATTTAGACTATAAAAGTAAAATATATTTCCCATGATCTCCCTCCTATTATAGATACTGTACTAATGATATAAAGGTTTGAGTATTAATATCATTTGCAACTAATATTAATTACTACTTTTGAGGATTTACTGGTAGACTCAATACTTTGAGATGCATAACTCCACCATTCATACCCTTTACCACAACTATTTTATATATCATCAGTACACTACCTATAAAAGATAGATAATCTTTATTAGCCCATAACTAATAAAATCAGGTACCATTATATGCCCATACCCTACGGACATAGTGCCTATTATAAGCACCACCCTAACACGAGCATTTTTAGAAAAGAATAAAAAGGTTTCTATGCCTTTATTTACCCTCGTATTAGGATGCTACCTATATGGTAGCTTAACCTGTCAGTGAGTACTCATTATAAGTACCACCCTAATAACGATTGATAGTAGGTGTGTACATGAAAAAGAATAAAGGGGCTAGATTTTTCAAATAATACTCGTTATTAGGGCACTACCTATAATTCCCTCATTGTAGCAAGTTTATA